GGAGATTATTTGGCAATAAATTACGCTTCTGGATCTACAATTGCCGGAGATTTTACTTGGGAAACATGGGTATATGATATTGGTACAAGAGCATACGCCACACCAATGGCTTGGAGAAGTGGTAGTTCATCATTTTCAGGTTTCATAATACAAAGAAATAATGGTGCAAATAATTTAAATGTTAGTATAACCAATGGAGCTTTAACTAATTTAAGTATTATTCAGACCAGTGGAACTTATATTTTAAACGCATGGAATCATATTGCAGTAACAAGGCTTGGTTCACTTGTAACAGTATGGGTTAACGGTGTAAGTGTTGGTACAGGAACTTTATCCGGAACTATATCTCCAGGATCATCATATTGGATAGGTTCTGATCCATATAACAACGTTGCCACAGTCCAATTTGGTGGTTACATTAGTAATCAAAGATTCGTAAACGGCACCGCAGTATATACCTCAACATTCACACCACCAACTACACCACTAACAGTCGTTGCAAACACCAGTTTGTTGACATGCCAGTCCACAACATTTGTTGACACCAGTAATAATGCATTTGCAATCACAGTCAACGGTAACGCAAAGCCAGTAAGACAAAATCCGTTTACTGACACTGTTAGTACTGCATCAAATTATTCCGCAAACACTTTTGGTAACAGCGTGTACTTTGATGGCACTGGAGATTATGCAAGTTACACTGCATCATTATTAATTCCAGGTCCATTTACTGCGGAGTGTTGGTTTTACAATACAAGTACTTCGGGCGTACAACAAACACTTTTTGCATTTAATTCTACTTCTGGTGCATATGCATCAGTTAGAGTTGACTGTGATGGAGGTAACGTTTCAAATCAGATGCAAACTATTTTAAGTACCAGCGGTTCTGGATGGACCACAAACATAGGAGTGACTAGTGCTTATGTAAAGGGTGTTTGGAACCATATAGCTGTTACCCGTGACAATTCAAATTTAGTTAGATTTTTTGTGAATGGTGTGGTGATCGGTACCGCAACACAGACAGGAACTTTATACAACACATCAACCATTCACGGAATTGGTACGGCAGCTTTGCCCGGTGCTATAAGCGGTCCATTCCAAGGGTATATTTCAAACCTCAGAATGATTAATGGTCAAGCAATATACACCGGACCATTCATACCTTCTGGTCAACCATTACCAGTAACATCAAACACCACACTGTTACTTGCAAGTACAGTAGGTCCATCAACAGCAGATGCAACAAGAAACCACAATATAGAAACTTTTGGTACTGCAAGACGAGTGGCCAATAATTCACCATACTATGATACATACAGTGCATACTTTGATGGTACTGGAGATTACTTAACGTTTGGTGCAAACCAAGCAAACTTAGGTCTTGGTACCGGCGATTTCACTTTTGAATTCTGGTTCAATGCAGCAACAATACCTTCAACTGAAATTGATATTTTTGAATCACAAACAACAGGAACATTTAGAATATTAAAGCGTGCATCTAGTTCTGGTTTAAGTTATGATTGGTATGGTGGTACAGCATATTTAATTAAATCTGATGCAACTATTACGACAAATGAATGGCACCATGTTGCGGTTTCTAGAACTTCTGGAACTGTAAGTGTATATTATGATGGTACTAGAGTTATTAACCAAGCAGATTCTACCAGTGGTGTAACACCAACCGCAAACTATGGTGTTGGTGGTCGTGCATCGGGGGCAAACTATTTTACTGGCAACATCTCAAATATGAGATTAATCAAAGGTACTGGTTTATATTCCGGCACAACGATTACAGTTCCTACAAGCCCACTGACAGCAGTTGCAAATACACAATTGTTAATCTGCAACAACAATAGATTTATTGATGGGTCGACCAACGCATTTACTATTACAAAAGCAGGCGATGCAAAGATAACCGCATTTGAACCTTTTGCAAACAGCAATAACTCAAGATTTAATTCTGTATATTATGCAACCAAAACAGATTATCTTGCTGTAAGACCTCAGCCAAATATTATAACATTCCCAGGTAATTTTACAGCTGAGTGTTGGGTATATCCCACAGATTCAACAATTACATATTTTGGTTTGTGGGATTCTAGAAGTGCTGGTGCATCAGCAATACCAATGCTTTTCCAATTAGCTCCTTTGGCATCTGCTGTGGCAGGTTCTTATAGAATGGCTTATTATAATGGCACATATTATTATGGTACAACAACGGTTTTATACAACCAATGGACACATTTGGCTTGGGTTCGTAGTGGCACAACAATGACATTCTATGTTAATGGTGTTGCAGGCGGAACAGCAACAATTTCTGGTACACAAACAGGTACTGCCACGGCAGCAGCACCAATATACATTGGTTCAAAAGACAATGGATTGGCAGGTTATGGAACAACTGGTTATCTTGCAGATTTGAGAATCACAAACGGTTATGCAAGAACCATAACTGTACCAACAGCCCCATACGATATCAAATAAATAATGTAAAAAGGCTATAATTAATGTCAACACAAGTACCTCCATCAAGATTAGATTCAACCAAAGACTTTTCATCTTTGGTACCTTCTGCATTTGCAAAGGCTAATGCAGCATATGCACAGGCAAATACAGGTGGTGGCGCAGGTGGTGCAGGTAATGGTTTTTCAAGTGGAAGATGTAATGGTGCTGAAGGCCGTGTAGGTATTTTTTATGGTGCAAGACCACCACATCCAGATCCTAGATTATAAAATTGTAAGAAGAAAATATGAGTAGTAATTTTAATTTATACATAGAAATTAAAGATGGAGAACCAATTGGGCATCCATATTTAAAATCAAATTTGGAAGAATTTAATCCAAACTTTCTTGATCCGAATGCAGAAAGAAAGTTTTGTCAGTTTGTGAGGGTATCAAAGCCTCTTCCACAAAAATGGGATGAAATTGTATTAGACAATGTGGAGTATAAAATTATTGACGGCATTTGTTATGATGTTTGGACTATTCGTGATTTAACATCAGAAGAAAGACAAGAAAGATTAGATAACTTAGCCGCATCCAATCCTTATTCATCTTGGACTGTAGATGAAGTAAATTATGATTTAATTCCACCAACACCAAGGCCTAGTGAAGGTTCATGGCAATGGGACGAAGCGACATTAAATTGGATTCCTTATGTTGAACCAGAAGAACCCGAAACAACAGAGTAATAAATGACAACACAAATAAAGTTACCTAATATAGATTCCTCGATTGATTATTCATCGTTGGTTGGTTCAGCATATACTAAAGCAAACTCTGGTGCAACATTTGCTAATGCGGCTTTTACAACAGCAAATTCATCCGCAAACCTTTCAATGACGGTAGCTTTGAGTGATGAAACAACGGCGATAACTACGGGTACTGCCAAGGTAACTTTTAGAGTTCCATATGCAATGACGTTATATCAACTACCAAGAGCATCATTGGCTACTGCAAGTACATCAGGTAATCCTACAGTTGATATAGATAAAAATGGAGTGTCGATTTTTAGTACACTTTTAAGTATAGATGCAAATGAAAAAACAAGCGTAACTGCTGCAACACCAGCTGTTTTGTCTACAACTACTTTTGCAGATGATGATGAAATAACTATGGATATTTCTACAGCAGGAACTGGTGCAAAAGGATTAAAAGTTACTCTTTATTATAGAAGAACATGAGTTATCTCGTAAATTCTTACATTGTAGGACCTACCGGTATTGCTCCAGGGCAATCTGAATACACAACACCGGGCACATATTCATGGGTTGCACCGGATGGTGTTACAAGTGTGAGTGTGGTTGCAATTGGTGGTGGCGGTGCAGGTGGCGCTATGGGTCAAAGTGGTGCAGCATCAAGAATGGCTGGCGGTAGTGGTGGTGGATTGGGATGGAAAAACAATATTTCTGTTACACCAGGTGTATCATATACGGTAGTTGTTGGTGCAGGCCAATCAAGAGTGACAGCAAACGTTTCACCTGATGCATATCCAGGAGTACACACAACAGGTAATAGTTATTTTATTAACACATCAACGGTAGCAGGATTTGGTGGTACTGGCCCAAGTGGTTCAACAGGTGCATCCGCAAACGTGGTTGGTGGAAATTTTGTTGGTGATGGTGGTGGCCGAGGTGCCACCGCAAACGGAACACAATTGGGTTGTTGGGGTGGCGGTGGCGCAGGTGGTTACTATGGTAATGGTGGTGCCGGTGGTAGATTCGGTCTAGTTATTGGAAACGGAACTTTAACAGTAGCTGGTCAAGGTGGATATGGCGGTTCTGATGGATCAGGAGATTTGTCTACTGGTGGTGACATATATGGTGGCGGCGCACCTGGTGGTGGAGGTTGTGCATACATAACAACTGGTCAATCATATCGTTCTGGTGGTGGAGGAGGAAATTCACTTAAACCACCACATTCCGCAACTAACAAGGTGAGCGCCGGTGGAGGCGGCAGTGGTCATTTTCAGTCTTCAGGCACAACAGATGCTGGTGGTGGCATCCGTGGTGGCACAGCAGCAACAGATTCAACTAATGGAACAGCAGGTCTTGGTGGCGTTACAACATCCGATAGAAACTTCGGCGGCACTTATGGCGGCGGTGGCGGTGCAGTTAAAAAAGGAAGCGGTGTAGTTTATAGTGGATCAGGTAACACAGGTGGTGTCAGAATTATATGGTCAGGCACAAGACCTGGCGATGTGACTAGAGCTTATCCAGCCACATATACAGCAGATTTATAAAGCGCAAGTGGAACGAAACATAAATATCCTTATTAGGGGGATATAATGGCAAAAACAATCATAACAAGAACGGCATTCAAAGACTATTGCTTGCGTAGGTTAGGATTTCCAGTAATCGAAATCAACGTTGATGATGACCAGGTAGAAGACCGTATTGATGATGCACTTCAATACTGGCAAGACTACCACTTTGATGGGCTACAAAAAGTATATTTTATTAAAAAAATTGACCAAACAGATATTAATAATAAGTACTTAAACATAGCTCAGGCCAGAGATTCATCAAACAATGTACTACAAATTGCTGGTATAACCAGAATATTTCCTATTTCCGATTCACTATCTCAGGTCAATATGTTTGATTTGAGATATCAACTACGTTTAAATGAATTATATGATTTCACCTCAGCATCATACATCAACTATACGATGACATTGCAACACCTACGTATGTTGGAACAATTATTCTCTGGTGAAGTTCCTATTAGATTCCAAAGACATATGCAAAGATTGTATATTGATTGGAGTTGGGGTCGCAGTGAGGCACCAGTAGGTACCACAGTCATTGCAGAGTGTTATGCAGTGATTGATCCAGAAGTGTACACACAGGCTTGGAATGACCGTTGGTTAAAAGAGTATGCAACAGCACTTATCAAACGTTCATGGGGTAACAACCTTAAAAAGTTTAGTGGCATTCAATTGCCAGGTGGTGTTATGTTGAATGGTGATAAGATATATGAGGAAGCCAAAGCAGAGATTGATGCACTACATGCAGAAATTGGTGACAAATATGGTGCACCATTAGAATTTATGATGAACTAATATGGCAACCAGTGTATATTTCAACAACTACAACTCTCTTGCAGAACAAAGAGTAATAGAAGATTTGATTGTAGAGAGTATTAAAATCCAAGGATATGACGCCTACTATTTGCCTATTGAAAATGAAGAAGATAGAGACATTCTTTATGGTGAAGATCCAATTAAGAAATTTAGTTCTGCATTTCCAATTGAATTCTATCTATCCAGTTCGATGGAATACGGTGGCGAAAAAGAATTCTTTTCTAAATTTGGGCTTGAGATTAAAAACAATATTAATATTATATTGTCGAAGCGCTCTTTCTCTCAAAGAGTACCACAAGATAGATTCAATAGGCCCCGTGAAGGTGATTTGGTCTATGTACCATTCTTAAATGGCACTGGTGAATTGTTTGAGATTAAATTCACCAATCAGACCAAAGACTTCTTTATGTTAGGCCGCAAGATTCCATATTTCTATGAATTGGAACTAGAGAAATTCAAGTACTCACAAGAAGTTATCGACACTGGTGTGGAAGATATTGATGATGTAATGATTCAATCAAGTTACACTATCGACCTGAATACTGGTGTTGGTACAGGAACATATGAACCTAGAGAAATTGTATTTCAGTCAACAGATGGTACACAAGCAAACGCATCTGTGGTTGCAATAGTGCAAGATTGGAACACAGTTGATGATGTATTAAAAGTAACAAATGTTGCAGGTGAATTTGCAAACAATGTTGCAATCATTGGTGCAACAAGCAATGCACAATACTATCTATCATCATACAATCCATTAAAAGACAGCACAAGAAATGAAGCCTACGACAATGATTATTTGGACAATGAAGCCGATAACATTATAGATTTCACAGAAACTAATCCGTTTGGAAAAATATAATGTCAACATACAATCGTGTCATCAGAAAATTAGTTGTTGGATTTGGTAATCTTTTTGACAACATAACACTATACAGATTCAAAACAGACAATACCGAATCTGAGAGGTTCATTGTTCCTATTGCATATGCAACCAAAGAACGATATGTTATGCGTCTTGAGGAAGATTTGGCACTAGACAAAAAGGTACAAATAACTCTACCAAGAATGTCCTTTGAAATGGCCGGTCTGACATATGATGCTAGTAGAAAACAAAATACAAACATTAAAAATTTTGCAGGAACAAATTCTGCAACTGGGGTTATTGCACAATACAATCCTGTGCCATACAATTTTGATTTTAACCTATACATCTATGTAAGAAACATTGAAGATGGTACACAAATCATTGAACACATCCTACCATTCTTTACACCAGATTACACCATCAAATTGAATTTGATTCCTGAGATGGGTATCATCAAAGAAGTGCCCATTATTTTAAACTCAACATCACATGAAATTCTTTATGAGGGTGGTAGAGAAAATGAAACCAGAATGATAATCTGGACATTAAACTTTACAGTCAAAGGCTTTGTATTTGGTAAAACCGCAGAAACTGGTGTCATCAATCGTGCATTTGTTTCAGTGTTCAACTTAATTACCGAAGAAGATGTTGTTGAATTCAGATTGAATTTGAGTTCTGGTTTTGGTACATACAAAGTTGGTGAGAAAGTGTATCAAGGATATACATCAGATGATGCATCAGCAACAGGAATTGTTGTACAATTTACAGACAACCTACTTAGATTAAAATCACTAACAGGAAACTTTGTGTCCGATAAACCTATATATGGTGTTAATACTTTGGCAAACTATAACTTCACCACATATAATTTGAACCCATTGAAATTTGTTGAAGTTGATGCTGTTGGTAGAGTTTCTACAGATATCGACTTTATGACTGTTGAT